ACACATCTTTAGCACCTGCAGAGAAGGTCTGAGCAGATGTACCATTAGAGCCAGCTAAGACAGTAGTACGTGTAAGAGTATTACCTGTGTTCCACGTACCTAGCCCTACTTCCCATTCATCTGTACCAGAGGTAGTATGCACAATAGCGTAGTAAGTAGTATCACCATTAGTCATGTAGGACTGAAAAGTATCAAAAGTAGCAGCTGCACCACCTAGTGTGATAGCTCCTGTACCTGTAGAGGTTGTACTCTCTTTGACACGATCTCTGATGATAAACGCCATTGTGCAATAACCTTATAGTTTATATTAGCTGATACGGATTACAGCATTAGAAGCATCTGCTGTTGGGAATACAACAGTGAAGTCACCGCTTGTAGAAGTAACAGTACTACCAAAGTTAAAAACAGCAATAGCTTTGTTACCCTGAGAAGTATTATAAATAATAGCACCATCAGCAGATATAGTCAAGTTAGCAAATACTTCATCAGCAAAGTCTACGATAGCGGTGCTACCTGTTAGAGTGATTGCAGCAGAGTTTAACTCTTGGCCTGTAGCTGTGTAGTTTGTACCTACAGCCTCATCTGTGTTGCCTGTGATGTCTGAGTAGTTAGTAGTAGCAGCACCGTAAGTACCACTAGGAGATTCCTTGATAAGCGCCACTTTGAGTGTATCTGTATCCAGGTCGTGAACACCCCCAAGAAGCTCTTGCTTGAAGCTGTTGCACATTGCAGTTGTAATAGCCATCTTGAGATGTCCTTATATGAATGAAAAGCACAAAGGGGCCAGCACGAAGCCAGCCCCAATGTTAAGCTTATTAAGCGAGGTTGTACTTAGCAGTTACAAGAGCTTCTGGACGAAGGATCTTGCGACCGTACAGATGCATACCACGGCAGATGTCAGCGAATGAATCTGGATCACGGTATGTTTCAGTCTTGTTGATTTGCTCAGCAGTTGCTACAGCAGAATCATGACCAGCTACAATAGCTCCGTAGTTGGCATTTTGGTTAGCTGTACCTGTTGTAGCAGCACCAGTACCCACTGCAGGCAAGTTACTTGAAGTGTATACACGGAAACCGTGGAAGTTATTCAAGACCAAGCCGTTACGCAGTCCACCGGATTCACCGAAGTCTGAATTAAAGAGACGAGAATCTTCATCACGAAGTACTTCCATGAACACTGGGTCAACTACCAGCCAACGACCTTGAGTGTCTACTTGCTGTTGATCAAGTAAACGGCCCATACGTGCAACCAACATTGCTGGTGATACGTATGCTGTTGGAAGTGCAGTTGCACCTGGCAAACGAGCAGCCACTGGGATTGAATGTTCCCCAGCACTAGTAGTAGTAATGTTACCAAACGAACCTTTATTCAGCTTGTTAGCTGCAAGCAATTCGTCTGAACCCGCAGCAGTATTTGCTTTGGTTCCATTTACTGCATCGTTCACTGCACCTGCGTTAGCGTGGAGTGCAGTCTGTTTGTAGCCAGCTAAGTAGCCCAATACTTCTTGGTCATGCTGATCAGCCAAGCGGAAAGCCGCACGGTTTGTAGCAAGGTCCATGAAGTTGACATGGCTATGAGCCTCTTCGATGTCGTCCATTTTGAACGCAAAGTAGTTAGCTTTATCAATAACCAACGAGAAATCTGCATCAGCAAGATCTTGTGCAGCGATGGTAGTACCCCGTGCATAAGCTGAAACTGAAACTTCTGGCTCTTTGATAATTTTAACTGTATCACCTTGAGAAGCAATTTCCCCAAAATAATCAGAGTTAGTGATGTCACCGACTACGGTGGATTTACGGAAGGCAAGTTGTACCTTCTTCGAGTAGATAACGGAACTAAAGTTTCCGTTAGGCAGGTTAGTATAACCTGATGCTTTTGCGAATGCCATTTTTCTTTCTCCTAGAATGCTTGGCTTAAAGATAGAGATATACACGAGTTTAAGGTATATACCTCAACTCATAGAAACTAAACAACAAGGCAAAGAGGCTGAACATTTTCTAGGGTGCGTTAAACTCGCAGTTGGCCAACCACAAGTCTTACGGGCCTATACTTACTCAGGTAGTTCTTATTCATATGTTAAGTTTTAGGGGTTGTTTGGCAAGAGAGGTAGTCCCCTAAGGGAGGCTCTTGTTCCTGCCAATAGTTATACTCTGATAGAGATAGATGTCAACACCTAACGTGCACTACCAGACATATCATAGATAAATTTACCAGTTCTCATAGCTTTGGTAATTTCATCTTGACGTTCTTCAAACTCATGCGAAGACATCTTTGATACTTCTGACTCAGAAATCTGACCTGTAGTATCACTTGCCTCCACAACAGCTTTAGAACCTTTGCTTACTAGGCCTGCTGCTTTCTTAGTAGAAACCTTTTTAGCAGTTTTAGTAAGACCTTTATCGGACTTATACAAGTCGATAACTCTGACGACAGAAGCGGGGTCATCTGCATTCTCGTAGATTGCATCCTGCACCCACTTAGGTTGTTCTTCTGCCCAATCATGAAACTCGTCTGACGCTTTTAGTTTATGGAAGTCAGGATGAGTTTCCATAATATCTGCTTCAGCTTTTTTACGTTCAGCTTCAGACTGTACTTTATCTAACTCTGATAGACGTGACTCTGCTTTTTGAAACATCTCTTGAGCTTTTTTAGCTGCAATTGTTTCTACAATGCCAGCTACATCTGGGTATTCAGTGGCCCATTTTTCAATGTCCTCATCAGACTTGGGTGCTCTAATACCTTCGCTATTCATACGGCTTTCAAGAACTTCTAATTTTTCTTCCCAATCTTTTTCTTTTTGCTGCATATGTCTACGCAGGTCACCGTATCGTTTCTTAAAAGATTTTTCTTCCTTAGATAGGTTAGACTCATCTTCCTCAGTTACTTCTTCATCTTGGGGTTCAGCCTCAGCTAATTGATCTTCCCCTTCAACTTCTTCACCACGAGCTTTAGCTTCTAGATTCGCAATCTCTTTTTCTTCCTGCTCCATCTGTGCTTTTTTACGAGCATGGTTAAATCCACGATCCACAAAACCTGCTGACTTTGGTGATTCAATTGTATTTGCTTCAGACATTTTTACTTCCTTATGTTGGGGCTAGCAGTATTGCTAGGTCGCCTTATCGTTGTAGTAGTAGTATAGTTATTTCTTTTTACGTTTCTTTGTCATCAATCCGCCTTTGTAAACACCGTCTTCATCAGCGCCAAAGGTATCGCCTCCGTAGGTTCTCTCTGTTACGGTGTGACCACCTACATCTGTAGTTTGTTTCATAGCACTATCCATCATTTCCTGATGGGCAGTGTTATTATCATTATTGGCAAGAGAACTAGCAGTAACAACTGTAGGTTTTTTATTAGCCTTTTCAGCTTTGTATGCAGCTGCTTTATCTCTTGCTTCTTTAAGTTTTACAGGATCGGAAAGTCTAGCTCTTTGTTCTTTAGCTGTGCTGACACCCCTTTTACTAATAGCTTCATCTGCACCTCTAATTGCTGCTAGATAGGCTTTTTCATCCCCATCAAACATCTTTAAATTCAGTCCAACATTAAAGTCTTTAGGTGAGAATGCTGCAATCTGCTGAGAAAAATCATTTATGCCACTAAGTCCACCAAAAGTGTTAGCAGCTTGAACGAGGAAGCTTGACTTACCGACAAGATCGTCTGCCTGTTTACGTAGTGTATCGGCAAGATCATCAAAGCCCCTAGCCTTAGCAACAAGAGCAGCAGATCTTACTTCAGAGATAGCTTTACCTTGTTGATATGCATTATAACCACCAACAACCAAACCCAGTGGACCAGATACTAAGGCAGCACCAAGACCAAGTTTGTTCATAAGCGGATCTATTTTAGCCCCAGTTCCTATAGCGGCTAGCTCTTCTTCTGACATTTTAAAGTAGTCTACGTCAGGTTCTTCAAACTTAAACTCGGGAGTCTTTGGTGCAGCAACAGGCCCACTATCATCATTACTAACTAAAACACAAGTTCCAGTTATAGGATCGTAACCCATACCCATAGCGGTACAAGCTTCTTGCGCATTCTTTGCTGGGGCTACCCCTACTGCTTCTACTGGGTCTACAGAGGTAACTGGCGCTGATGGTACCCCTGGACCTTGATAAGTATAAGAACCACCTGGTGTAGAATAATAATCTGGCAAACCTGTGCTATTACTTTGATAGTTAGTATTAAAACCACCATCAGCAAAAGCCTTAGAAGCCTCGGCTGGTGGGTTAGCTTTATCCATTTGCTGTGCTTGCATGGTTGGGTTAGTCCTGCTAACTTGGATACCACGTTTAGACAGCTCTTGAATTAGTTCAGGCTTCTGTTGTATAACCTCCATAACCCGACTGATAACTTGATCTACTCTGGTTGGATCTGCGTAAGAAGCAGAAGGTTCAGTAACTGTACCGCCCTCAGCATACCCTACAATAAAACCACCTTGGTTCATTCTTTGATTAATTACCTTATCATTCTTAGCAGCGAATGCCATCTTATCCATCAGACCACCGTTAGCTACACCAGTAGCTAGCATTTGATCTAATTGAGCTAGGTCTTGATCTGTGATCTGATTAGCCATGGGGTCTAATATAGGCTCACCACCAATTCTGCCATTGGCTTCCATATTAACCAAGCCCATCTTAGCTTCGGCACGTAGATCTTCAAAGTACTTTACACCAAAGAAACGTACAACATCTGCTGGTACGACATACTCACCTTCAGAGAGTTGTGCTGGAATATCATCCCGTACTTCTTCTGCCAGTGAACCTGGAGGTATCTCATTGCCAGATACTGGGTCACGTCTCATGCCATCATCGGCAATACCACCTTCATTGAAAAGCATTTCCATTTGATTACTCATGTCTACTACGCCTCCTTGGGCAAATCCTTGATCTGGTTCTTTATTTTTAAGAGATTTCATCATGGCTTTTGCTATACTATAGTCTTCTTCTCTAGTGTAGTCGGTAATAAAATCTATAGCCTCATTAAGATATTCTTGTTCAGACTCTGGAGTAAGTTTCCGATTAAGACCCAGTTTTTTAGACAACCTATTTAAAAAATTAGGTGGTTTTTTTATTTTGTAATTAAACTCTACCCTATCTGGAAGTTGTTCTGCTCTTTCTTCAACAACAGACCTACCTTGTGTATCAGATGCCCTAGCTCCTACAATCCTAGCTTCAACTTCTTTACCAAACCTTAAGTAGTTTAAGTATAGCTCATCTTTTAGTTGTGCATACTTATACGCTAGTTTTTTAGAAACTTTTTTCGAGTTTGGATTTTTTAATATTTCTTCTCCAAGAGCTAGCAACTCACCCCTAGTTTGTAAAAGTTTTTTATCTCTTTCTAAGTGTACTTCAAACATTTTATTTGCAGAAGAATCTTTTCTTGTCTTCTTAAGGACTTTTATATTTTCTACAGGATTATTAGCAATAAAATTCATGCCGGTTTCAATAGCATCCCGTGCTTGGACTGCATGTTGTAACTCGTGAAAAAAGGTTGACCTAAATTGGGGACTGTTTACGCCCCCTTCAAAAAGTTCTGTGCTTATGCTTATACTATTATGTGAAGGAGAATATAAACCAGAATAATTTGAATCATCCATAAAGTTTACAATAACATTTTTTATATCTGGGTATTGTTTAAATAATTCAGAATGACTTGGTATAAAATGTGTTAAACGAAAACCTTCACCGGACTTATTAGTAACTTGTTCTAAACTTTCCTTGGCTGTTAAACCATTTGCTTTTGCATAGTTTATAATTGGGTTTTCTATTTTTATATCTACATCAGGAATTTCAAATTTAAATTGGTTTGAAAAGCCTACAGAAGTCTCTGATCCAGGGCTAGCTGTAGCAACTCTGCCAGTTACTTCTTCTATTTTTTCAGGAGAAGCACCTTCAGATCTCATCTGTGCAGCTTTTTGTAGTGCACGATTTCTATAATCTTTTGCCCCCGGCCCACCAAAGATTCTCGTTGTATTAGAAGAATCTCCTGGAACCTTACCTACAGTAGATGCTACACCTGTGCCACCAGCTAACTCAAAGATATTACCTAGCGTGACATCTTCCATACCCTTGTTACCTGCGGCAAGATCACCAGGTATTTTAAAGGTTTCCCAAGCAGCACCCAAGGATTGTTTAAGGAAATCAATAGTTTGTTCTCTAGAAGGTGCTGTAGGGTTGTCTAAGTAATTTTTAACTGCAGGGATAATATCCTGTTGTATTTTTTCGTAGTTAGTTCTTTGATCATCTGCAGGTCTTACGAAGTAGGTTCTACCAAATATAGTTTTGTATTGACGGTTACCTAACTCATCCTGAACGCCAGTCCACTTGTCACTTTCGCTTGCATCCATAGGTCTATCAAACACTGGTACATCAGCAATTGATAATGCAGTAGGTTCTTCTTCAGCAACTTCTGCAGGGTTTTCGTCTGCAAACTTTTTACCTTCTGCAGTCCAGCCAAGTGCTTCTTCAGTCTGTGAAGCTACGTCACCACCCTCGTTAAACAAACCATTTCCAGATAGCCATTTCCGAGTTTTTCTTTCCCACCAACCTCTTTTCTCTGAGGGTAATGTCTCACCTTGTTTTTCAAGCATATCTTCAGCTGCTTTAAAAATACCAGGGTAACCTGGAAAACTAGCTTCAAAGGAAGCTCTACCAGATAGGTTATCGCTAACCCTGCCTTTTTTAAGGTACTCTTGTAAGCTGGCTCTAGAACTTACATCTTCTACGGCAGTTCTGGTACTATCCATACCCCCTAATGCAGTTCCAGCAGCAGGTATTAAGTGACCATGTATATCTACTTCAGCGTCCTTAGAAACATCATCTAACATTTCAGTTAGTTTTTCATTTGGACCTTTAGTTCTGTCTGTATCAGTTTGTATTGCATCTAAAAGTTTAACGGTATCTTTTCCGTACTTTTCTGTAAAAAATTCCCTGTCTTCATTTAGATACTCTATTACTTTTTCTATACCGCCGTGGGTATACTCATGAGACCATACAGGATTTTTAGCAGTGTTTGAGTTTACAACAACAGACCCTGGTTTAACTCTTCCTGCTACATCTGTGTACTCTACACCGCTGGCTGCCCCAGGCAGTGTCTCATCAATATACTCTTGTTCGGCATAGTAAGGATACCTAATACCTTCGTGTATATCTGGGCTATTATATCTAGGTCTACCAACAACAGATTGATCTGGCTCAAAACCAAGACGAGCTAAAGGATTCCATTTTAGTTGCTCATCCATATCAGCACGGAACTCTAGGTTCCCAAACTGCCGCACCTGATTTTCAACGCCTACTTGCTCTCGGCTCTTAGGACGCAAGGATTTTTTAGGAGCTACCATTTACTTTATCCCTAAGATACTTAAATTTATTTAGGCAAGCTGCCTGACCTTGTAGCCTAAACAAATCTTCTACAGCAGTTGCTTGTTCCATCTGCCTATGCACATCATTTAAGCGTTCTTGTAGCTCTGCAAGAAAAGATTCCCACAGAGCTTTATCATTTACTAAAGGCTTTAGGTTGTGCATTATTGTACTGGGCCTTGTCCTGTATTACCTGAGAAGCCTTGTTCTCCCGGCTGAGGGGCTGTACCGATACCTATGTTACCTCCACCGCCTCCGGCAGTATCAGTCACTCCTGGTGGCCCTCCTGCGCCCTGAGGGGCTTGTCCAGGTGGAGGTGCTGGGGGAGGGTTAGCCTCTTGGAACTTCTTGAGTATTTCTGCTTGTACCGCAGCATCACCCATAGAGTTTACTAGTTTGTCTGGATCAAGGTCCATAGACTTAGCAATCTCACGGATAATGTAGTCCATCTTAGCAAATGGTGCTAGTACCGGATTCTGTACTACTTGCAAGAACTGCATAAGTCTTTGACTACGTACTTCATTAGCCATCAGACTTTCTGTGCCACGAGCTTTTACGTCAAGGTCACCCTTAATTTCTGGATCATAGTCAAACTGCATGTTAAAGTGAAAGAATGCTTTTGCCAATGGGCCTAGAAGATAATCATCTACGTTTTTAATTACATTTCTAATACTACCATTAGCTGCAGACATAAGCATGGAAATACCAGAGGCTGTCCTACCTACACCAGACACCCCTGTCTGACCGTGAGCAAACGAAGGAAAGCCAGTAGATTCGTCAGCAAGCACACGAGCCTTGTCGAACATTTGCATGTTCTCGTTAGACACGTTGGGGAATTTAGTTCCGAAGATAGCTTGGCCAGGGGCACCCCCCTGACGACGAAAGACCTTGCCTGGATAGACACTTAAGTCTTGCCCCGGCACTAAGTTAGTTTCATCTACTTCAATTAACATATTACCAGATAGTGCAGCATTGTCAACAGCCATACGCATAAAGCCGTTCATCAATGTTTGAGTGTCATCCATGTTCTCCGCAAGGCCTACACCAAACATAGAGTACGGGTTTACTTCGTAGGGTACTGAGTAGTAAGGGATAATAGAAGGTGTAAATGGATTCATCACAAGACGTAGGACTTGACCGTTACAAACCCAGATGTTTACAGATACTTGATCTATATCCTTGAGTTCATCTGGTACGTCTACATCATGCCCTTCAAGTACTTCTGTATCCACGTTACCCCAGAACTCCAGAACCTCGAAACGCTCTGCATTAGATTCTTGGGAATCATCCTCCATGACCTGTTCCCACCACTGTTTGACGTAGGATTCTCCCATGGCAACAGCGTTATCAATCGAGTTCTTACGGAAGAAAGGACGGTTCTTAAGGTTACGTAGCTGGGTACGAGACATTTTGTGGCGTTCAACCACGTACTCAGCTTCATCCATATTAGCTGCGTCTGGATCGGGATAAAAATTCCAAACAGAGACTGAAGATGTTTGCGGGACCGTCTTATAAAGTGGTTCATATTCACCTCCATCAGACCAGTTAGGGTACTCTTTATCTACAGCAAATGGACCCTTCATAACCCCAGTGCCGAACAGGGCGCATTCAAATGCCGCTACACGTAACTGTTTGTTTGCGTTAGATTCTTCTAGCTGGTCATGGATTTTCTTTTCCATCTTCTTAGCTGAGATCATAGCTGGGTGTATGGTAACTTCTGTGGCTGTACCACCTGGGCCTTCTTTTAACTCTGTAATAACAGGAGAAAGTTTTTTCTCCATTCCCGCAAGTCTTTCACGCAGGTCAGAAGAAGTTTCACCAGGAAGTAATTTCATTTCTTCTGGAGAAAACTCAGCCTTAGCTTTTTGCATGTCAGTGTTAGTCTCAAAGTTTACCGATTCTGCAACACCCTCTGGTAAAGTAGTGGGGTCAATAGAAATGGGAAACTTTGTATTACCAAATAATACTTCTACAATTTGACCGTAAGCAGCAAGTACTTTTGTTTTAGTAACTTTAACAAAGACTTGAGACTTTTCCGTAGAAGTAAACTGCACATCAGAACCATACAAACCACGGTAGTTTCGATAAGCTTTTACCCAACGCTCTTCTTCAGTTTCTCTGGAGGTAGATGCTTTTGAGTACCGATCTGTAACTAAAGAAACAATAGTTCCAACTACCGGATCAGAGTAACCACCTTCATCCATGTCCTCGATAGCTCTAGATTCAGCTGAGTCCATAGCCATTTCGTTTTCAAAGATTTCGTCTTCTTCCATGTTACTTCCTAATAGCCAAAGGTCGGGTCACTTACTTGAAAACCAGAGCCTGATGTTGGGTTGTAGTCAAATAAACTACTTCTTGGTCTTGTCATTACACCATAACGCAATGCATCGTATAGGTGATCTTCTGCGTGAGTATCTACGTCTTCTGGATTATTTTTATCCAATGGTATAGAAGGTAGTTGAGAAATTAAATTTCTGCAGCTGTTAAAAATAACTAACCTAGGTTGTTCAGTAAACTCATCTACTTGCAACCTTCTGTGTATTTCATTCTTACCGGATACACGGGAACCTTTAGATCTATCTGCAGGTCTCCATCTGCAACCCTTGACAATCATTTGCTCTGCAAGTGAGGGTCCAGTATCTCCTCGTTTATGCCAGAGAGAACTATCGAGAACTCCGTAGCGTATTTTTTCTTCGGACTCTACATCCAGTATCATGTCGGCTAGGTCAGTAGCTAGAACCTTTTGCACGTACATTTCTCTATAAACAATTAGTTGCTCATCAGGTGCAACGGCTATCCAGACTATCCCACTGTAAGATCCATAACCGTAGTCAGCTGCTCTAAATTTAGGCCAGCTATGTGGTATATCAAATGGATCAACTACATGGATTTTGCGGTTAAACTCTGGGAATGCCGCACCTTCATTAATATCCCAGTCACCTTCAAGTAGTTGTCTTCTTTGGTGTTCAGGTAGTGACAGAAGGTTAGCTTCGTACATTCCGTCATCAGCTAAGTAAGGATTATCAAACAATGTAGCTGGAATAAATCTTCTTTTAAATAATGGTTGGCCTTCCCTAGTGTGACCCTTAGGCCAAGCTATAGTTTCACCAGTTTCAGGATCAGTAGCCCAAAAAGCTTTTCTTGGCGTACCGGGATCAATAAAGGTTTTCTTAACCCACTGATGTCCTGGACCTCCAGGGTTAGTAGTAGCCCTCATGTAAAGAGGTAACCCGCTAGCTTTAGTAGTACGTAGACGTGACCTCATATAATTCCATGGGTACGGGGTAGTCCACTGAGTAAGTTCGTCAAATCCAATCCAGTTAAAGGCTTGCCCCTGATACCGCATAACGTCATCGTCACGATCAAGGTAGGACATCCAGAGTGTTGCTCCACTGGGAGCTACCCAAGTCTTATCTCTTTCCATAAACTTAATACCTGGTATTGCTCTGGGGTACAGTTGTTTACTTACGGATATAAGTTCTCTAAGTTCCTCCGTACTACGACGAACAAGAAGCATTTGAGCATTGGGGTTATTCAAATAGCGTACTGGGTCAGCAATCATAGCGTAAGACTTGCCGCCCCCAGCTGAGCCACCATACAAAACTTCCTGCTCAGTAGAGGCTAGAAACTCAGTTTGTGGGCCTGGATTAGGCTCAAACAAGATCTCCCTTTGAGCCGAAGCTATATCAATAGGTTCAGGTATAACTCTAGCTGGAACCTTCTCCGACTTGACGTCTTTTACCGAGTCTGTTGCTTTCGAGCTTTTCCGCTTTTTCTGCTGCCTCTTTGTACCTTTCGGCATAGAAGCGTTGGATTGAAGCTGCTGCCTTACGTTTTTGCTCAATCTTAACCCTCTTAAACAAACCTACATGAGATATATATCTACCAGATGCTTCACTTAACCAAGCAGATACTTCACGATAGCTGTATTGATTTAAGTGTCTCTTAGCTTGTTCAAAAAGCTCTAGCTCTTCTGGGATTGGTAGTAGTATATCAGTATCATTAGGGTCTTGTCTATACCCAAAAGGAAGTAGTCTTCCTACTCTGACTAACGGTACCCACTCCCATTCACCATCTACTTTTTCAGGTTTAGGTAGTTTCCAAGTTTTAGTTTTCATTTTCTTTCGGAGGCAAAATAAACAAAGGACTATCTGCTTTCACTTCAATCTTGTCAGTCTTAACAAAACCTGCACGATCCATAAAGTCTTTTGCCGCTGCCATCTTCTCTTTGTTGCCCAAATCGGTGGGGGATCTCATTACTTGCATCATAGCCCAGGCTGCTGCTGGGCCACGAGTTGCGATAAAGTCTTTAGTTCTTTCTGCCACTTCATCTTTTAAAGCAGACATAAGAATAGTAGAGGACGTGCCTTCGGCATACCCTGCAAGCTTAATAGCTTTAACAGGGTTGCCTTCAGCTTCCTCAAACAATGCATTTAAAAATGCTTGTTGTTTTTCAGTTAGATTTCGGCCCATATATCCTTTGCCTTATTTCACCTGGAGTAATACCAATGTCACGCAAATCTTTTGTGGACATATTCTGTAGTAGCCAGTAGTCGGCTCTTCGTTGTTGACGTTCTACATGAAGACCCCATGCACGAGAAGCAAACTTTTTTACATTTTTAATCATTTTTCTATCCTAATTTAAGTGAACCCCTACTTGGGCTAGGATAGTTTTACATATATAGTTATATCACACCACAGTTAATATTGCAACCCCGCTATTACCCTACCGGGACAAAGGGTTTAATCACGGTTATGAGACACCTATTTTTTACGGGTAGCCATGTATCGGTTGAAACTTCTTTCAGTTTGACCCATAGAAAGAGGTAACCCAGCAGCTTTCTTTTCTTCATTCGTCATGCCCTGAAACTTTTTAAAAGTAAGACTCGCATCAAGATTTTTATTTTTAAGGTACCCACTGCCATTCTTATTAGCCATACGCTTTTTACGAGCAGCGTTTGGTCCAGTATCCTTACGTGCTCTCTCTGCTAATTTAATTTCAGCATTTCTTTTTTTAACTTCAGCTGTTTCTTCAGCAGTAGCGGCTGGAGTAGATCCCGCATTATTAGGCCTAGCTCTGGGGCGCAGGGATTTCTTAGGTGCTGCTGTTTTTGTTGGAGCTTTCTTTAGATCCTCTGCATAAACTGCAGCCATTACTTTACCATTTTTATCGGTATAGTAAAGGGCACCAGCTTTTTTAGCAGCTGAAATACTTTTGTATTTGCTAGCCTTAGCCTTTTCTTTAGCTATAGTTGAACCCTTAGATTTTATCTTATTATTCAGATATGTACGAAGTGATACAGACATTGGTTTTACCTTTTACCTTGTGTTGCTTTCATGGAGGCCCCACAGTTAGAGACTGATCCCCCGTGGTTGTAGCCCATGGGTTTCTTTCTAGCTGTACCACCTTTGTACATACCAGTGTGATAACCTTTTCCACCACAGTGTGAACAGCCTTTACCCTTACATTTTGGACATCTTTTTTTACTAGCCATACCACCCTCTGATGCTCTAAATTTTGCAGTCTTCTCTGCAATTTTCTTTGGTTGTTTTACAAACTGCTTTCCTGAAGCAGTGCCTTTTCTTTTCGCAGCAGTTGTAGCTGCGTATTCTGAGGGAGATAGTGCTTCCCTTGCTTTCTTAGGTAGGTACCTCTCACCAGTCTTAGCGCTGGGCTTACCTGACTTAGTACCCCATTTTTCCTTAGTCCAGCTTTTAAGCGATTTTTGAGAGGCCTTCATGAAGTGTAGCCTCCACCTTTTGCTTTGTATTGCTTAGCAACCATTTGGGCTTTTCTCGCAGACCATTCTCCAGGCTTGCCACCTTTTGAACTCGCCTTTGCTTGTGATACGAGTTTCTTACGCATAGTTGGTTTGGTGTAGTTACCAGCTGCATTTACATTAGACTTCTTTTTTTGTTGCATTATGCAGACTCTCCAATTTTAAAGCAACCCCACTTAGAGTAACCGCCCTGACTTATAATATAGTTGTGGACTATTACTGCATCTTTTTCACAAGATTCTACTGTTGGAAATAGCTCAATGTTTTTAGCAAGTACCTGGCAAGAAGTAACATCAGGTTGATAGCATACTAACACAACAGCTAACCACATCACCACTTAACCTTATCAGCCCAGTAAGCTGCAGACATCTTACCCTTTTTAATATTCTTATCATGCCTAGCTTTAAAACTAGCACGTTTCTTTTTCATTTTTTCTGATTCGCCTGACTTAGGGCTACCTGCAGTAGAGGCACCTTTCTCACCAAACTTGATATACTTATACTTACCACCTTCAGAAGCCATAACATGATGAGACTTACCACTGTCATCCTTAAGACGCTGTGGTTTATTAACGCCTTTTAATCCAGCGCTTTTCATTTTAGTTTTGACTCTTTCGGGTATTGCCATCTTGCTGTCCTTTAAAGCAGAGGGGAACGTGGGTGACTCACTCTTTACCCCTGCTATATCTAAAAACGTCTGAGTAATTAAATAACTATCACCAAATTACATCAACTCAAAATGAGGTCCATCAATAAATGGCCTTCTGCCCTGGGAACGTCTGAGGTCTACGTATGCCATCATAGCATCTTCTGCTGTACCTGGATAGTCTCTAATATCACCTTCAGACCATGCGGCACCCCACTTGATTGCTACACCAAGTTCTTTAGCTGCCTCTTTCATTGCATCACAAAGATCGTCGTATACGTTCAACTCCCAGCAACCCTTACCATCTACGTAGGCCATGAGATCCACTGCACGGCCATCCAAGTGCTTGGACTTCATAGTCTGAGACTTACCTGCAGCCACCAACTTTTTTTGTTCTTCTATTGTACGTAATCCGTAGATAACTCCAAAGTCTACCTTAGTATTATGGATAGCAGCTTTTACTACAGCTACTAGATTTTCATCTACACCTTCCATCTTGGACAGGCTGCGGCTTGAAAGTTTAAATGTCATGTTATTTCTTTCCTGTAAAGAATTTAGATACGGAACGCATACCAATGCTGGCACTAACAATACCGCCCAATGAGTACTGATACCAAGTAGGCATAGCCTCTAATGCTGTAAATCCAGCCTGTACTATTTCGTTACCCCAGTCACCACAGAATGCAAGTATAAGGGGTATACTGAATAGTAAAGTAATCCACTCATCTTTCCAAGAGTTCTGAGTAGCTCGGATCGCCTCAATGTCCCAGTCGATCTCACCAGTAGCTTGTTTTACTTTAATCTCTGCATTAGCTTTTTGAATAGCTACCTTACCGTCAAGGTAAGTTGTAGCTAAGCCACCCACTGCATTTAACAATTGACCTATCATTTACTTGAAGCCTTTTTAGCTAAGTTCGTGACACCCATGAAAACTGACACTACACCTGCTACAGATACAAAGTATACTGATGCCATACTTCCAATAATAGTCGAGGCATTATCTAATCCCATTAAACCTGTCAGAACTACTCCAGAAGGATACAACAGCATTCCCCACAGTGCAAACCAAGCCATCTTCCTAGTCTGATCCCTGTGTGCGTCTTCGTCTTCTATGCGTCTACGCTTATCATCTAAAGCTAACTTGTCCCACTCCGTCTGATCAATACAGCCGCTACCGTCCACATCAACTTTATCAAACTCAGTCATCCGTACTCTCTTTTTCGTCTGGGGTCTAGTACGTCCTTACGTTCTAGCATACCTTCTAAGTACATAGCTCTCTCAACATGATCGAGAGTGTACTTAGTTCCTGTGTCCTGGTAGATTTTTTCCCTTACGTAGAATACATCTGATCTCGGTATGTGCACTCTACGTAGTCTAGCTTCGTGTTTGTCTGCAAGAGCTAAGTAAAATTCCTCTAAGACAGAATCAGAAGCAAACATTTTTGGCTTTGACATGAGTAGTTATACCTTTTAATCCTAGGGCGTCAACCCTAAAGTGGGACGACAAAGAAAAATTCGTACATCCAGATTGTACTTTAGTATATACTAAAGTATTACTTTAGTATTATATTTAAATAATATATTAAGTATTAATAATAAGGTATGTACTTAAGTAATACTTAAGTTATTACTCTAGTATATACTTAAGTATATTATATAGTACTTTCTGCCCGGCTGTCAAGGGGTAGCTAAAAATAAATATTACTTTTATTGACTAATGGTAGGCCACAACTGTCGCATTCCTGGTAACACCCCCGATCTTACCCCAGGATAGCGTGAGAGCTACGGAGAGGCCGTTCTAATGCGGATAAAGTACTCTTGTGAGGCGACATACTCTGGCTATACTAACGTCATTCTACGGGTCTTACAGGAGATGTAACATTATAACACTACTTATTAGTATAATCAAGCTATAAAATAGGGTTTTAGTGCCAAGATGCCGCAGTTTATGGTGTTATCTGGAAGTAGTTAACAGATTGTAAAATACCCCCCGCTGTCATTGGGAGTATACGCATACGGGGCGGGGGTGGGTGGCCCATACCGGGGTGATAATAGGGCAGCACTACTGACCTACTGCGGGAAACATCAAGTTTTCTACAGGTAAACCACTGATATCATTGGATAATTTATACAATAGAGTATTATATAGGCGGCATTGTTCTTGATTTGTTCTGAATTATTGCAAATGATAATCGTTCGCAAGTTGGAAGTAGAACACCAGGTACCCCAATAGGTCAGTAATCTTGACCTATACCCCTGTTCTCTTTTTGTTCTCGTCCCCCAATCTTATGGCAACAATAAGGCACATCGCCACAATCCCACCACAATTCCGTGAACAAAACCGAAACATCCTCTTAGGCCACGATTTTAGCCTGTTTCATTGCCCAAATGGTTTTTCCGGTACCTTACCCCATAAAATCTGTTGTTCTCTTTCCGCCCTATCTTTGTTCTCCCTTTGTTCTTTTCACCGGGTATATACTATATAATAAATAATATGTTCTCGTTTTGTTCTCTCTTTCGTTTCAGTTACTTGCGAATCACTCGCAACAAACTACCTAAGCTGTTGAAAACATTAGACAATCAA